AACAAGGTACATATACAATACCTAGATACTCATTTCTGGATGCCAGTGGTGTATCGTACTCATTTAAGGAAGACGTGACATTTAGTAAGACTGAAGACGCGCTACAAACACTAACCCAGCTGTCAACAGATAATTTGGTATATCAAGGCAAATTCGAAGAGTATCCTATACTAACAGCAAGAGGAGAAGAGTTTGAATCATTTGTCCTTATACCCGGTGATGGTATTATTATTGATCACTTTAATATTGACGTATATGTAAAAAATATAAACACAGATAAGTGGGAAGAATGGACGAGGTCAACATCATTATATCTAGAATCAACAGAGGATAAAAAATACGAAGTTCGATTTAATGAAAATAAGCGGTACGAACTAAAATTTGGTAATGATATTAACGGTAAGAAGTTAAACGTAGGAGATCAGATTGCAGTTTATTATCTAAAGAGTGAAGCAGCTGCCGGCGAAGTTGGCGCTGGTGGTATTGATGGTGCGAAACTATTACAGCTTCATACAGTATCGTTTACTGATATTTTTAATACAGTTAAGGATAGTAATATTGATTATTTGACTGATGTCCAGATAGGATCATTACAGTTTACAAATACAAATTCATCCTCTTTGTATTATGAAGGTGAAACTGTCAGTGATATTAGATCTCGTGCTCCAGATTCGTTTAGCTCTCAGTATAGACTAGTAACTAAAGCAGATTATGAGTCGTACATCAAACAGCACTTTTCAAATACTGTCAAAGATGTTAAAGTAGTTAATAATTGGGACCATCTTGACGGTCATATGAAGTACTTGATAGACACTGTCGGACTTAAGTCAGATAATCTGGATCCAAATACGCTATATAACCAGGTTACATTTGCTGATTCGTGCGATTTTAACAATGTGTATATATACGCTATACCGAGACTGGAACAATCTGTAACATCAACAGTCAGAACTAACTATCTGGGCCCAGCACAAAAAACTGCTATCATCGATAGTGTTAGAGACACTAAAACACTAACAACAGAAACAATAATTATGGACCCTGTGTACATGGCTGTTGATATAGGCGCCACAACTTCAGCTGAAGGTAATGATGAGGCAATCGCAAATAAAACAAAGTTAAAATTGGTAAGAGAGTTAAATTCCGCGAGAAGTTTTGAGTCTATCAAGAATAGTGCTTATACAATAATAAAAAATTATATTGATGGTCTCGGCTTAGGGGAAACTATATACACGGCTACTATTGCCACTGACTTGTTGAATATCGAAGGTGTTAAATCTATTAAAACCATCAGAACCGATACCGCATTAGAACTTGACGGGCTGAACTTGTTAGTATGGAATCCTATATATCCACATGATGATATAGACATTACCGCTTCAAATGTTACACTGCCATATTTTAAATATGCTTATTTGAATAACCCTGCAGGGCTTCTAAATAAAATTACTGTTGTAGCAGAGTCCACGTCAACCGGTTCAGCTGAGTTTTAATAATGTCCCAGATCACAAATACAATTGATGTACCGTTTACCATCCAAGGCGGCGTAGGGTCAATGCTCATCGGGTTACCTGGGGCACAAGGTGGGCTTGTCGCGAGTGCTGATACATTATCAGGATGGACTTGTTCGCTTACTGTATTTCGGTATACAGTTGATTCAGTCCCTAATCATATTTCAAATGATAAATTTGTATGGGATCTAGGCGACGGTACACGTACAGTCGGTATATCTACTGCCCATGTATATAATTTTCCTGGCAAATATACTGTATCACTTGTATGTTATAGTTCTGCCGGTGAAGAGTATCTGAGCACTGAAACGAAGCAAATATCAGTATCGGATATATTTCCGGATAACATAATACGGGTAACTGACAATACATTCAACATAACGTTCGTACCTGCAGGTAAAATAAGTACTTCCAATTCTGTACCAATTACACTCAACCGCTACAGTAGCTGGCAAACTCATAAAGCACTATCAGCTACAGATACTGCACATACTATTGTTTTTGGAGCTAGCGGATCATCATCGAACAAATTAGATATCAATGATTATGTTGATAATAAATGGAATCATACTGATCTAACATGGAGTTTTTATAATCAAGTAACTGCTACAGACTTTACTGTAAGCTACGAACCGGTAGATCGTATCGAAACATCTGACGAACTTATATATTATCAGCCTGTGATATTATGGAATAATGATACTAATGTGTGGCAAGAAATTTTTAGACATATACCAACGAGTACAATAGACACACTCTCTAGTACTACACTCGTTGGTACATCGGGTAAATGTGTCACATATTATGCAGATGATCAGCCTGGCCAAGTATATGCAACATTTAGACCAGATATATCACGACTATTAGATAGAGATAGTATAATCGATAATACAACCCCTGTATATCTGTCTGATATTCAATACTACTCCCACGGGACACAATTAACGTTGCCTATAAAAGTAACACAAACAATACCTTCAAGACTAATGTTTACATCCTGTGGTGTACCGTCGATGGCTATATCTCAGAATAAGTGGCAAAATACAAGAGTACCGTTTTTCATAAATCTATCTACGGCTAGTGGTAGCGTAGTTTTATCGTACCCGTCAATGAGCATACTGCCAACTACACCAGGTCAATCACCTTCTACTGATACTAGCGTAGTTAATTTGAGTGTGATAAGTCAAAGTAATACTTCACTATCTGCACATTTTTTTAAAATTAACGATGGTCAATTACCTACATCATTAGCAGGATCATATCGTGGGATGCTAATCCCCATAGACATAGGTGAAAATGTTAAGCTAACTGGTCAGACATCTATCAACATCCCTGCAGGTTTTACTAAGCACGTATATTTTGGATTTTTAGGTAATTCTGATTTTGATACAATATATAGAGTTACATCATACGACGAGCTCGCTGTTGATGGTGATACCGGGTTAATGGTATATAAGTGGGGTAAGACAAGTACATCACCGGCAACTGCTAGTGAGACATTCGCGTTCGCAACAGTACCACCAACTGATGTAGAACATGACCTGTCCGTATTGGCTCATGCTTCTACTGATAATGCCGGTACACTGTCGTCATTTAATACATTAGGTACACCTATTTCAAGCATTGATCTTAAGAGTATAACTCTCGGGTTTGGTGCACTGTCAGGTACTATTATTAATATGCTCGATAAAACTACAGGTGATACAAATAACCTGACACCGTCGTGCATGGCTATAAGCAAAAATAGAGATCTATGGTTAACATTGCCAGATAATAATTTAATAGTTAAATTGTCACCTAACACTAGTCAGGTGATGAACTATTTTAGCAAGACCGGTAATCGCTCAATACCAATAAGTAGTGGCGGTGGATATTTATATGAACCTGGCATAATAGATACAGATAAGGATGACAATATTTGGGTAGCATATACACAGACATTGAGCTCCTTTATAACTAAATACTCCCCCGCCGGTGCTGAACTTGTTACATATGAATTTCCACAATATATTGTACCACAAGATATTGTTGTAGATAGAACAGGAAATGTGTGGGTAGCAACAGTCAATCAGAGCAGAGTTGCGAGAGATACTATTACTGCCCCGGTATATGGTGATATCGCTACATCAGGACATTTTTGTTACTATATTGGTACAGGTTCCGGCCAGGGTGGTATAGCTGGACAAAATCCAACAGTCAGCACTTGGCAAGTAGGGGAGATACTTGACATAGAGTATCCCTCAGACTCTTTGTGGCCACAAAGCCGGTTAAATTACTCTGATAAATTTTTAATAACGAGCTCTGAGCTTCTGACAGATTACCGGTATAAGGTATGCGTACAACCATATACAGGTAGATATAATAGTACAGTATCCGTAGTATCAGCGTGTATGTCGTTTGGCGTCAAATCATCAGACAAGGTTTATAAATTTGATTCTACCGGAAGCGTCGTTCATACTGTTAGTGGGTTTAATAGACCTACATATATCGTGATAGATGAGAATCAAGATTGTTGGGTATCTCATGATGTTAATACGGTTACAAAGATAGACACAACTAGTGGAATAAAAACAGAAACTGCCAGAGTTGAGACGTCAGAGTTCTTGACACTATGTAGTGCTAATTTTAATGCGGCTCAATATAACGTACAGCAGGGAGGTGGCATAAGCTGTAATACATCTAGCAAGTTACTAGTTATCAATTCATCTGAGAATAGAGTGTTTAATCTATCTGTTAATACCCCATCGGCGTCAGCATTTACTGTAATAGATAATGTTAGTGGAGGTACCGGTAGCAATATGTATAGAGCATTTGGAGACTGGACCAGCTGGCGATGGGTAAATAAATACGCATATCGTGATTCTGGTACGGTCTCGTTATCTGGGCAAACGACATTTAATGTTTTCACCTCAGGGGGTAAACATAAAGTCGCCGTACTTCATGAAGATTTTGATGCTGCTGATACGATTAAATCGTATAGGTTTCAGCCACAGTTGCTAGATGATGCGACCTTATTTGACACATTTTACGGTCAGATTGTAGGTACATCAACCGACGAACCTACTTCGCTAGGTAAGACAGTTTACCGAAATATCGCCAATTTCTCTACCTATCACGCTGATGTACATGAATGTAATATTAATGCTCTATATTCATTAGCCGATCAATATAACGTATCTATAACAAATTACAATCATGGATACATCGGTGGGTTACAACGTATTATGAATATATGCTCTGTACCACATTATAAATTATGGGGACATCGTAGTAAATTTGGGCTCGATTTTAATAAAGAAGGTACAACTAACCCTACAATAGGTATTAATCTTGGAAGTGAGATATCCCCGTTAACAGCTACAATAGTAGCAGGTACGCGTATTGTAGCTGAACAGCTCTTTAATGGTGAATTTAAGATTATCAACCCCATGTATTTGTCTGGGGCGAGTACACAACCTGGATACGCAGCAAATGTTAAGATGCTGTCGTCATATCCTCTTAGCGCATACAGTCCAAATTGGGGATGGGGGTTGCGCAATAACACTAGCGGTATGGATATTGTAAAGTACTATAATTTTTATGAGTATAATTCTGTATATAATGATGTACAACTTGAAGGCGTTATTGACTGGTATAATCCATATACAAATTTAACTGAAACTAATAGCGGGATTGAAGCTTGGACAGGTAACGATGGTATTGTAGATATCATGATAGATTACGAATTAAGAAAAGGATTAAATTTATTCATGCCTGCAGCATCCGGCTCATCATCAGAGCTCCAATGAGCTATATAAATATTGGTATAAAATGGCAGACTCTAGCACAGGTAAATTGATTAAGCCACTGTCGTATATCGACTGGGTACAAACGGCTAACTTAGGATCTAGTTCTGAGACGGATTTGTTTGTGCAATATAGTGAATACGCGCGCGCATTTTATAAAAATTTAAATAACGAAGTACCAGCAAATAAACAATTAATATCAGATATATATAAAGACCTTCTCAAGGATATAGTAATAAACTATACTACTGTTGATGAGAGGCGAATCTTAGGCAATATCAATTACGACGACCCTACTGAGCTAGATATTATTGTCCCATATTTCGCCCGCAAGTTAAAACATATAACGCAATACTTAGTCAGTAAGCGACAAGATATACAATTTACCAAAATAAAGAATAGCTTCAAAGGTAGCAAGAAAGGGATTGAAGCAGTAATAGTTGATAAGATATATTCTCTGTTGAGTGATTCAGATTTCATAGAAAAATACCCAAATTCAACCATACCGTCAATATCTGCTGCTGTCGAAACCCTCAATGTTGATGTTGATACATTATATGATACATATCAACATTATTTTGATATTGACACTTCGCTTGATAAGGACAATTATACACAAAGTTCAGGGTCTGGTCATCATTATAGTAAATTCGGTAGTAACGTTCAATCTACTAATACATTAGCATTCTTAGACATAGAGTCAGCTATACAAAAATTACTAGAAGAGCTTCCACAAATTCTAGTAACCGACTGTACTGATGACATATCAAGCAATTTGAACTTAGATTTGATACTTAATATACCAAGATCTGATATTAGTGAATTGCCATATAATTATTTTATCAATGCTACAAAAACCTTAGACAATTTAATACTGCAATATGATAAAGTAGGGTCACATAAATATGCCGGCACATCGATGTATTACCTGTCTACAGGGAGTACGACAACCGATTATGTTTCTGGTACATTATATGAGGCTAAAAATTCATCTGCTAATCTATTAAATAGGTACTTCCCGTCGATGGCTAGTGTACCAAACACAGACAACTTAGCAACATTGAAAGATCTGGGCGGATTTTTTACACCAGCAAAGCTCGGTATTTTGAATTATGCTGCACCTGTCTTTACGTATAAGCTTGATGATTCTAATTTGTCACCCAATACACTATATGTATTTCCTGATCCTGATATATACGCGGCCGGGCGCGGCAATACTAGGGTTGATCAAAAATCACCATTTAAGCATACTGATGATATATCAGCCATCAAAAACGATATAGGCAACGATATCGCTCGAGGTGATATAGTTAATACTATAAATGTACAGAAAATGTGGCCATATCAATCCAGGCAAGAAACATTACATTTACATACAACTGGTATAAGCAGATCGGTAGATAATTTAGAGTATTGGACTGGTACGAAGAAGGATGTTTGGGGTAATCCTGATATATACCCTCTTCTGTCACAACAACCAGTACCTACACAAAATAAGCTAGATGATTTGTTAGTTTCTGACAACACACTGTATCAGTGGAAAACAGATATATATGGCAATGAATATGCTTTGTATAAAGCTGTACATCCTGCGAGACAAACAACTGAGCAACAAGCCGGTGCTTATACTACAGCAGCAGTACAATCAACAGATACAACACTAGATACTGGATTAACAGGGCTGTTTAGTAAACAAGAGACTAAATTTTACGATTATCAAACAACGGCATTTACAACTCAATACGATAGTGCTTTACCTAGTATAACAACAGAGACTAGTATCTATGATAAGCAAGATATTTTTGGAAATTGGTATATGCGAAATTCTGTATCTACAGTTATCGATCCGGTTTCTAGCTCCTTAAGTGGTGTGTTTATAAAATATAACCAACATACAGATATAAAAAGTGAATTAAATTATAAAGTACGAAATTTTGATATAGTTAAAGATGTACTGATTGTTGAAACTGAAAATTTTATTGTAATTGAAAAAGTAAAATATGACCACTCTACAAGTATATTTACCTCAGGCCTAAGCCAGCGAGTATTTGTCTCTCTGTCGGGTAGTAATAGAGATTTTGAAAATTTCAGCAACATATGGTACAATGATACTGATAATAAAATATATCTAGCGAAATTATCACTACATCCTCATTTATCCGGGAGCAATTATAAAATTTTATACCCTCAGATATTTGAGTATAATATGAATACATCTAAGCTTAGAGATGTATATTCATTAAGTACAATATTATCTTCAGTAAGTGAAGACGAGACATCATATATTGCTTTATCCTCAGAGGGGTATTCGTTATCCGGTAGTAATAATCACATTAATATAGTATCAGCAGATCGTCCTACTATTTCACATAATAGACCTGATAAAAAGCTTACTATAAGCTATACTGGTTTAGATCCAGCCAATAAAGTATATACTACTGTTGGATATTTCAATACTAATAATAGAGCGACCTTCACTGCTGATAAGTCTCTACTATTTAAGCCAGTAAATGTTGTCACTAATTATCACGTACACAATTTTAGTAGCACAAGTCTTAGCGTCTCGAGCAATATCGTAGGCCCGCTTCATCGGAGCAATATTAACGAGATCTATCGAATTTCTGTTGATGGTTTAACTTCTGAGATCGATTTTGGAGGTACACCAAAGAGTGTAATATATGGCCCATCGACATATCCGTCTTTATCTGGTCGACCAATCCTCCCTGTAACAGCGTACATAGATAGTTATACTAATACATCTTTATTAGGCCATGGCCGGTGGATACAATTTGATACAACATTAAATCGACACAATCAAGTTGGTGGGCCTGTATTACCGTACACCCATAATAGCTCCTACTTGTTGCACAATCTTGGCTTAGATCCAACTCTACAAGATATTGAAGCATATATTGATGTTGCATTCTATACACTGACACTCGGTAATTCAGCTTATACTCATACATTGAATACTTCTGAGTCAGCATTTGAAGGTGTAGCGACCAAGTATGATGGTGATCGAGCTCCTGGCGGTGGAATGTCTGTTTTCTTCTTCGATACTGCGTATGAATTTTATCCTGCAGGTATAGGAAGCGCGCTAGGATATACAAATTATACAGGCCCACTGGGTACTAATTATGCATTTACAGGTGATATTAACGGTATACGAGGAGGATATGTAGGTATCGGATTTGACATCGAAGGTAATTTTGGTAACACCACTAATAGCAAAACAGGTACAGTTATACTAACTGCCGGCTTGCAAGGGCAGACACATCCATATACTGGCATAATTAAAACATGTAATATTGATGCAGTATCACCTCT